CCACAGGCTCTTTATAACTGGGTTAAGAAATATGATTTACTTAAGTTTAGAGGAAAGGGTAGGAGTTTGACAAAGGCTGGTCCTAAAAGAGCAAAGTCACCAGCGCAAATTGATGCCGAGAAGCGTAAGAGAGAGTTAAGGAAAAGAAGTGAACTACAAAGAAAAAGGATGGGAAAATGAGAAGAAGTGTAACTACTAAAGATATTGCTAACTTTGCAAAGCTTGACATGATTTATAATCAAGTAAGAGTTATTGAATCTAAACAAAATGAAACTAAATTTAAATGCCTCGGCTCTGGCGAGTGTTGCAAGATCGGTCTGGTTATTCACATGGCTGAGTGTGCGAATATCGCTTTTAAGTTGCGCCAGCAATATTATTTATATCTTGAAGATAAGGGTCGTATTTTTGCTGAGAAGTGGATGAACGAAGTGGTCTCCGATCTCACTACTGCAATGTACGATAAAGACTGGGTTGCTGGTGGGGAAACTACTAGGCATTGTGCTTTCTACAAGGGTGGATGTACCGTTTACGGGTATAGACCAATGGTGTGCAGGACATTTGGAACGATCACGACTGTAGATAACTATTGTCCAAGAATTAGAAATGCTAATGGCGCTATTGAATATTTTACTGGCGATGCAGTTATTAACACCATCAAGATGTTTCAGGATTACTTGAAAGATTTTTCTGAAGGTAAGGATGAAGGTTACAATCTGGTTGTGTATATGCCATTGGGAGTTTTAAGCTTCTTGCTTGAATCTGAAGAATTGATTGAACTTGAGAGCACTACTGATAAGAAGTTTTGGAACGGTGTTCAGGGCTGGCACAACTACAGAGTAGAGTTTACAAAGCTTCATGGTTATGATAGAGATGTTCTGGAGAAGGTCGCTGAAGTGACTGGGGTGCCATTAACATTTCCAAAGTTTACCAAAGAGGATTAAGTAATTGATATTTTGGAATAGTGGAGGAGCGGCTCGGTCTGGTGAGGGGTATGGCGATTCTTCTGTAAGGATTATTTCTAATTTAATCAAGCATGGAGTTCCTATTTCTGAGTATCTTGTTGATGTTCCAGAAGAAATAGAAAAAATGGATTTTGGTATTGATTATATGAGTGTTAATACAAATACCAATAGTCCTATTATAATAAACAATTGCCTTCCAGAAGGTTATGTTTACGGCTCTAAGTATTCAATTGGGTTCACTTATTGGGAAACAACCGCTTTGAGAAAAGATTGGGTTGACCAGATGAATCGGATGGACGAGATATGGACTACATCTGAGTTTATGAAAAATGTATTTATAAACTCTGGGGTGCACAAACCAGTCTATGCTTTTAACTTAGGCGTTGACCCAGAGTTATATTCACCTACTAGAAAGAACTCTCATAAGCCATTTACATTTCTGAGTATGGGTGGTCCTTCAACAAGAAAAAATTCTCAAATGGCTGTTGATGCATTCCTACATCTTTTTAGTCGTGATGAAAATTATAAACTGATTTACAAATCTAATGGACCGCCAGACGCTCGCCTTCATAAAGATACAAGTAATCAGTCATCTATTCATGGGCATCCTAGGATTGAAGTTATAGATTGGAAGTTAAGCGAAAGCCTTCTTTCTGCATTATATGATGAAGCAGATTGCCTGTTATATCCTACAAGTGGAGAAGGATGGGGGTTGATACCGTTTCAGGCGATAGCGAAAGGTATTCCAACGATCTGTACTAACGCTACTGCCTGCGAGGAGTATGCAGAAATGTCTGTGCCTTTGGATTACAAATGGTCTAACATGAACATGACTGGTATATATCATAATACTGGAGAGTGGGCGGAGCCAAGTTTTGATGATTTATGTGATAAAATGTTATATGTAGTTAAAAACTACGATGATGTTTCAAATAAGACACTGAAAGGTGCTAAGCATATTAACGAGAATATGACTTGGGAAAAAGTAACAAAGGAATACGCTGAAAGATTATGGCAGATATTGAAAGATACCAGGGTGAAAGCCTAATAGAAGAATTGAAGCATGTTGAAGAAGCTGGTTTGCTTTTTGTTAAAGGTTATAACTACTCTGAAATATCAACACTGCTCTCTTTAACTGTTGATAAAGCTAAATCGTATGTTGTAGAGTATAAGAAGATCCTTAATAGACAGGCTGAGTCTGACCCCTACTTCCTAGAGAAGCTGCAGTTTAATACAATAAAAGCTTTGCAAGAGTTTGATCAATTAAGCAAGGAAGCCTGGGAAACTATCAATATTGCTACCGATCACGGAATGATTCCTGCAAGAATTCAAGCTATCAAATTAGCTGGCGAGCTGGCTACTAAAAAAGCTCAGCTGCACAAACTTCTTACTGGCAACACCACTGACAATCAGTACATCGCTCGGATGCAGAAAGCGGAAAATGTTAACCAAATTCTTTCAAAAGTATTGCGGGATGTGATTGGAAGGCACCCTGATGTTGCCAATGAAGTTCGCATTGAACTTGAAATTGCTTTTGAGATTATGAATTCGGAAAATGTTTAAATGGAAGTCCAAAAACTTAGACTCAGAACCCTCTATCATAAAGGTTTAAAAAATCTAGATTACGAAAAAGGTGGTGCTTTGCATGTCTGATTTCATGGGAATGAATCTTGAACTTGCAGATTTTGATAGGCTTTTGCGTCAAGATGATCTTACAGAAACACCTGTAGATATTCAAACATTTGTACAAGATAAAGAATATTTGGGTTTACCTCCGCTTTCTGATATTCAATTAGAAATTGTAAGACATTCTACACAGATTTACAAAGAAAGAACACTAATTTCTTTATTAGGGGAAGAAGAAGGAAAAGAGTGGTATAAAACATATACTGATAATGAAGTTATTTGTATGTTAGGTAAAGGATCTGGGAAAGACCATTGCGCAAGAATATCAATGGCTTATACTGTATATCTTATTCATTGCCTTAGAGATCCATTAATTTATTATGGTAAGGCTCATGGTGTGTATATTGACCTTCTAAACCTTGCTGTAAACGCTCAGCAAGCTCAGAGAGTATTCTTTGAACCATTAAAGAACTTATTACTTAGATCTCCTTATTTTAATAAAGTTGGATTTGAACCAAGAGTATCAGAAATATTTTTCTTTTCTAAACCTGTTAGATGTTTTTCTGGTCACTCTGAATCTGAAGGTTGGGAAGGTTATGAAGTAATGACAATTATTTTGGATGAAATTGCTGCTTTTAAAACAGATGCTGAATTGCGTGGAGAAACAAGATCAAAAGGATCTGCGTCTGCGATTTATAATATGTCTAAGCTTTCTATTATGTCTCGCTTTCCAGAAGTAGGTAAAGTTATTCTATTGTCTTTCCCCCGATATAAAGGTGACTTTATTCAACAAAGATATTATAATTCTAGAGAAAAGAAAGAACCAAAGACTTGGACTATTAAAGCTGCAACGTGGGAAGTTAATCCTACAATTAAGCGTGAACAATTAGAATCGGAATATATTAGAAATCCTGTTGAGGCTAGAGCTAGATTTGAATGTGAGCCTCCTAATATGGAAGATGCTTACTTTAGAGATCCTGAATTGGTTAGAAAAGCTTTTATGTATAGTGAAGATCCTATTGATGAAGAAGGTAATTTTAAACCTTGGTTTAATAAAACAGATGGTCAAGTAAGATTTATTCATATTGACTTAGCCTTAAAGAGAGACAGAGCTGCGCTTAGCATGGTGCATTGTACTGGACTTAAGGAAGTTAAAACATTAATGGGTGTTGAAAATCTTCCTATTATTAATGTTGATTTAGTTTACTCATGGGAAGCGTCTGTTAACCAAGAAATTAATTTTTCATCTATTAGGCAAATGATTATAGACTTATGTAGAAAATTTGATGTTGCTAAAGTTACTTTTGACAGATGGCAATCTATTGAAATGATTCAAAGCTTAAGAGCTCAAAGTATTAATGCTGATTTCCATAGCGTTAAGAAAACAGATTTTGATACATTAATGACTGCTATTTATGATACAAGATTGCGTGGATATTGGAATGAGCTTTTAGTTGAAGAAGAGCTTTTGAAACTTAGACTATTTGGTAATAATAAAATTGATCACCCAAGTTCAGGTTCAAAAGACTTAGCAGATGCAGTTGCAGGTGCGGTATTTGTTTGTGTTGAAAATATGGCTATTGATGGAGATATTGAAATAGAAATACTGTCACCAGATAAATATTGGGAAGAAAATGAAGATATTCCAAATTTTGGCACTGTGCAGGTATATAATAGGGAAACAGGTGAATATTCATCTGGCTTTAATCAACAAGAAACGGATGGTATGAAATGGCTGGAAAATCTATAGACCCAACTAAGGTTACTCATGAAGAAGTGATTAGCCAACTGGCAATGCAATTGGCTTCAGTGCAAGTTGATGTTATTGTCTTGAAATTGGAAAATCAAAAGCTAAAAGAACATATTGCTAATAACGCTGAATTCTAAATCAAATAATAAATTTCTTTTAGTTTTTAAAAGTTTTTTGCTCCCTGTTGAGTTTTTTACCATAAAGCCTGATATGGTCTTATCTAAGCAATAGGTGGTCAAAATGGCTTCCTATCAAAACAAACCAAACATAGGAGAAATTAAGTGACAACATTAAAAATGAATAAAGTAGATACGCTTCCAGAAATCGCAAGAGCTGGTCGTAAATCTGAGGAATTGAATATGATTATTGCTGCACTCAACGAGTCGGCAAAAGATGGTAATTCAGTTCGTATTGATGGAATTAAAGCTGGTAATGCTTATAATTCAATGCAACAAAGAATTCGTGCTCAGGCTAAGAAGTTGGGTTACAAAATTGTTATCCGTTTTGATTCAACAACTGATTCACTATTCTTCAAGGCAACTCGCATTGGAAATGTAAAGAATACAACCGAGATTGGCGTTACAGCAGTTAATAATCTTTCAGCTAAGGCTAGCGAAATTACTGGTGTAAAAACTAAGGTTAAGACAAAATAATTAGACCAAAAACAAATACCATAAAGCCCTGCGCCTAGCCAGCGCAGGGCTTTTTTTTATGTCATAATGTAGGAATGACATTACAAATTGAACAACAGAATATTGAAATTGATAGAGAAGATATTGACTCATGGTGTCCAATGTTTGCGCTTCCATGTTACGATAGAGCATTGACTGAACCTTTCTTTATGTCTTTTATGAAGACAGTTATGTATTGTAAGGATATCGGATTAAAGTTTGCGGTTAGTACAATTACTGACTCACTAATCAATAGAGCAAGAAATAACCTTGTTGCTAAGTTTATGGCTAACAAGCAGTTTACTCATTTGATTTTTCTTGATGTTGATCTTAGTTTTAGACCTGAAGATATTGTAAAGCTTCTATGGCATGATAAAGATATTATGACTGGTGCTTATCCTATTAAAGAAATTAATTGGGAAAAAGTTGTAAAGAATGTTAATGATGGTATTGAGAGTAAGGATTTGGCTAGGAAATCAACTCGCTTTGTTGTAAATCCAGTTAGGTCTGGTGGTAATACAATTGAAACAGATAATGGTGCTATATCAGTTCATGATGCTGGTACTGGCTTTATGTGTATTAAAAGAGAAGTCTTTGAGAAATTAATGGTTGCCTATCCTGAATTAAAGTTTAGAGATGATACAGGTAGCATGAAGGGTGCAGAATTAGATAATACATATGCTTTCTTTAATTCTTATGTTGATGATGATGGAAGGTTTGTTTCTGAGGATTATGGTTTTTGTAGATATTGGCAAAAGATTGATGGTAAAGTTTGGGTTGATCCAGGTATTGAGATTGGTCATTTAGGTAGAATGTCATATGAAGGTAGTATGATAGATTATCTTGTAGAAATCTCTGTTGATACATCTAAGGCTGATGCATTGGATCTTGCAAAGCCAAAATCTAAGAATCAGTCTAGGAAATTCAAAAAATAAATAACCCGCTAGTAGCCTAAAAAACATATACTAAAATTGTGTAAAATATTGGCTAAAATGTGCTTGGTGAAACATTAGATAAAACATTATCTAATTCGTGATCTATACCCTAAACTTACACGGCTGTAATCTTACATCGCCCCTGCGCATTTTTTTATATAATTTTTTATATAAAACAAACAGGTTTTTGACCAGTTTTCTGACCCAAAAGAA